ATGCTGCACTTTGAGCGCGCCACTTCGGACCCCTTATTCCGGGGCAATTTCTCGATCGTGCAACGCGGCGGGCGATGGGTTCTACGCCAGCTTGGCCAGCCGGATCGGCCAATAGAGGGCAGCGAGGCGCAGGCGCTCGAAGTGCTGGAAACGGCTCATCAAACGTTCTTGGCCCTGTCGACCTGCCGGGTCTATTTCATCGGCGAGGCGGCTGCGCTTGGGCTTCCGGTCAAGATCGGGTTCACCGGCCAACTCGACAAGCGCCTGCGCCAGTTGCGCGCACACAGTCCGTACCGCCTGCATGTCCTGGCAGCGACGCCCGGGGATCAGGATGACGAATGGGACTATCACCAGAGGTTCGCCTCGGAACGCATCCATGGCGAGTGGTTCATCGCGAACGAGGCGATCCTTGCCGAAATCGAAGCGCTGCGAGCCGCCGCATGACCGCGCCCCCCTGCACCCCGCTGATAAGCCGTCCCTGTAGTTCCGCGGCGACGCTGATTTCCCGAACCTTCCTCGCGGTCGAGGAGGGCCGCATTCAATGACCACGACAATTTCACCCGAAGTCGCCGACATCCTGACCCGCTCGACCGTGGAAGGCATGATCCTTCGACTGCCGGAGGGCCAGCTTCCGCGACCGCTCTACGCCGCTACGGATAAGGTCATCAGCATGCTGGGCGGAAAATGGGATCGGCGGAGGGGCGGACACGTCTTCCCATTCGACCCAGCCGAGAAGATCGCGGATGCGCTCGGCACGGGAAAGGTGGTGAGCCGGCAGCAAACCCTACAGCTGTTCGAGACACCGCTCGATTTGGCGGATCGGCTCGTCCGCGCGCTTGGACACATTGAGGGCCAGATATGCCTTGAACCAAGCGCGGGCCGCGGGCGGATCATTCAAGCCTTGGCGATGCGTGACCCTGCGCGCATCTACGCGGTCGAGATCGACGCAGACAATGCGCAAGTGCTGCACGATCAAAACCAGGCGCATCATATCGTCGTGGGTGACTTCCTGGAGCAGGGGCTTGGCGGCCTCCGTGTCGATGCTGTGGCAATGAATCCGCCGTTCACCCGCAATCAGGACATCAAGCACGTTCGGCACGCCTTCAGCTTCCTGCGGCCGGGCGGGGTGCTGGCAGCGATCGTTAGCGAGCATGGGTTCATCGGGCCTGAGCGCGAGTGCGTCGAATGGCGCGAATGGCTGGAAGAGAATGAGGCTGAGATAGAGATCATCCCGGCCGGCACGTTCAAGGAGAGCGGAACGGCTGTTCAGACCCGCATGGTCGTGATCTGGAAAGCCGCAGCATGACCCCACCCCTTCTCGCGCCTGAGGAGGGGCGAAGGTGATGATCGGTGACGAACGCTATTGGGGCCCGAACTGGCTAGAGGCGAACGAACGGATCAAGCGGCATCCTCAGGCCGCCGTCGCGATCGTGGGCCGCTATTCCTCGCGTCAGTGGAAGGACGCCCGCCGAACCGCCGTTTGCGCAGCCGGGTTCAATACCCCGCTCTGGCAAGAGGCTGTGCTGCAAACTTACGGCATTTGCCCCTCCTAACCCCAACCCCCAGATTGTAGAGAGATGAGGAGACGAAGGGATGGGAGAATATTCTCTTACTTTCGACGACAATTTGATGAGCGCCAATGGCGGGCCATGGACCTATTACAATGGCCTACGAGCGCCAGCATCTAGTGATGAGTGGTTGAGCGACTTGAGGGAAGCTTATGCGGAGGCGACTCTTTTGAGCCATCTTCCCGATGGTCATGTCATTCAGGGCGAAGAGCATGGGTTAGTCATTCGGCAGAATGCAGCGCGTCGGCGTGTGTTCGAAGGAGATTGCCTAGCCATCGTCGGTGAGCTTCTCCGACGCCTAGCCCCCTAACCCCCACTTTGCGCGGAGCCTATGGGAGGAGACGAAGATGCTGAATTACGTGTTCTAGGCCGAGCGATCTGCCCCCCCGAGATGGAGATGATGATGGACCCGATGGCCGCTTTTCACATTGCCGTCAGCGTGGGTGATTACAGCCCGCCGGCCGAAGCCGCTAAGATGATCTGTGGCGCGCGCGGACAACACCCGTACGACACGGCCATGACGCCATTCGGACACCTTCCGAGGTGGCAGGCGGTGATCTTGGAGGCTAAGCTCCTCGCTATGTTGGGTCCGTCAGCTTAGGGATCGGGCGGAGGGGGAAGGATACAGGAATGGAACAACACCACGCGCAATCGACCGGGGAACCGCCCGCCCATTGGCCCGCGGGGATCAAGCCTATCTCGCTTGATGGCCTGAACCTCATCGGCGTCGACAGGGACGGCAAGATCTATTGGGACGGCCGGCCGATTGAGGTGAGCCGCGGTGTCGTCTTCACCTTCTGGCAGAAGGCGCTGGCCGTGGCCGTATCCGCCTCCGCCATCGTCGCGGCGCTGGCAGGCGTCGTGCAGGCCTACGCTGCGCTTCATTGCGCCCACTGATCGGAGAGAACATGAGCCTACACGACGCACTGAATCGCCTGCGGCTGTTCCGCTCCTCCTTCGAAGAGGGCGAGATATGCGAAGAGACCGGCCTGACCACGGGGGACTTGGATTTGATCTTGAGCGTGCTGGAGCCCGCCGGGAAGATCGAGTGCGTCACCTGCGGGCAGTATTTCGACCCGGCTGACAAGGGCGCGGCTGCGCATCACGACCAGGAAGCGCATCAGCCCCAGGGCGGGTGATGCCCCGCAATAAGGCCACTCAGCGCCAGATCACGCTCGCGATGCTTGTCCTGGACGATGCCGCCTTCAAGGCGAACACCGAGCGCAGCGACACTCATGCCGTTCGCCTCGCGCTCGCCGTCCTCTGGGGCATCATGCGGGACAGGTCGGCGCTCACCGAGTTTCTGGACAAGGTCACGAACGTCTCGCCTCACCCATGGGAGGGCGCACGGGAGGCATGGTACGGGATCGCAGCCACCCTGCGCGAAGAAGGCTGGTACGCCCCTATCGAGCAGGAATGGATTGCGGTTAGGGATGCGGAGACGCGGGGATAGCCTAAGCGATCGCCGCCGCCGCCAGCTTACCCATCCACTCCGCGACCTGTCGCTGGATAGCCGCGCCCTCCGCAGCAAGGGCCGCCAGGTCCACCTTCGGCCGGTTCGACGCGATCCACTTCATCATCGCGTCCCAGCCTGGCGTGCCGTAGAGGCCCCACAGCCCGTTCTCGCCCCAGCCACCTTGATCGTTGAAGGCGCAGAACAGCTTCACGCCGGCGTCGGAGCAAGCTTTCAGGTTCGCCGTCATCACGTCCGCGGCGCGCGGGTCGCGCATGATCTTGGCGAAGAAGTCGACCACCTGCGCTTTGGTGATGCCCGTGCCTTTCGACACCAGCGCGGAATCGGCGAAGTTCGGGATCGCATAGAACGAGGTGTTGCCCTCATAGACGACCAGACCGAGCCCGTGCGCGTCGGCAATTGCCTTGTGCTTCGGCAGGATCTTCGCAGCGGCCCAATCGGGCGAGCTGGACGGGCCATGCTGGATCGTCGCGAAAGCGGTGTCGAGGTCGCCCGCCTTGGTCATCGCGACCGTCTTGGCGAAGTCGGCCACCACGTCACCATGGATATACGAGCTGATCGACCAATCGGAGAAGTCGGCATCCGTGCCGCCGGCCGCCGTCACGCCCGCCCACACGGCCACAGCCTGATCCGGCAGATTGGTGAAGCAGCCGAGCGCCATGCGGAAGTCGCGGCCGATCTTCCAGCCGGCTGCCTGAATGACGCGCGACACCTGCGCGGCGCGGTACCCGTACCAGCGCTGCCCGGTTGGCTTCGCGACCGCGGGCAGGGCCCCTGTGGCCTTCTCCTGCGCGATGGATAGGGAGTGAGCCCTGAATTGGCTGTTCCACACCTCGTTGCCGAGCTCGACGTGGACCGCGATCCCCGCCGCGCGCACCGGCTCGAACGCCTTCATGATCTGGCGCACCGTGTCGTCCGATGCGGCAACCGGAATATTGATCCAGAGCGCGAGCCTGGTCTGCAGCGCGAAATTGACGATCGCGCGCAGCGGCATGGCCTTCAGCACGGGGGCCGCCGCCAGCATATTCGGCTCAGGATAGACCGCGCTCACATTGGCGTTGGTCCCCATCCAGTCCATGACGCGCGCGACCGTGAAGCCAGCGAACCGGGAGAGGTAGGCCGGGCAGAATGCCAGCGGGTCGGCCCGCCACAGCTTTTCCTCGTCGACGGGGACGATCGCCCAGCGCGTCTCATCGGAGCCCGTCGTGGTCACGCTCAGCGCTGCCCCGCCTTGGGCTGTAAACTTCCCGACGCCGTCGGTGATCGTGACCGGAACATGGCCGCCCGTGTCCGCGCCCAGGTTCACGTCCGCCTTCGTGACGGTACCGGAGATCACGACGAACAGGAAGTCGCGTGTCTCCGCTCCCAGCGATACCGTCTGGCCGTATTTCCCATCCGCTACAGGCCATCCGTTAGGACCGAGCGTAGCGCCCGACATTGAGCGCGGGAGGCTTCCGCTCAGCACCCGGTCAACGAAGATCGGTTCGCCGTACGAGGTTGGGAGGGCTAGGTTTATGCCGAGGTCCATGGGGAGGCTCCTTGCGATGGGGGTCGGGGCTAGTTCCAGAGCTTCCACCATGGCCGCGGCCGCGCTTCCTTGGCGGCCTTGGCTTGCCATTGCTGGCAGGTATCGAGGATGCCCTGCACGCCCGCCTTGTCCGCGTTCGCTCGCTCGAGCTGGCCCGTCTGCTGGACCCCGAAGGTCGCGAGCGCGCCGGCCGTGTCGTCAGCGGGGAGAGGTGCGCCCGGCGTCCGGCTGAGCAGCCCCGAGGCTTTCACCAGGTCCCCGCAGGGCAACGCACCCTGCGTCACCTGAATAGGTGCGGTCATACAGGCAGACAGAAGAGCGCATAGCGGCAGCAACGGCAGGAACCGGAGTGCCCGCATCGGCGGCAATTTGGACGGCACGGACGCCTCCTTCGGTGATAGTCTGGATATGGTCGACTTCCTTGTCGTGAAGGGTGATCACCCTCACGGCATCCTGCGCGGCGCCTGCAGTCGCTTTCGCGGTCACCGCTTCCACCTTCGCGCCGGCGGCCTTCGCCTCCGCATGCTGAGCGCGCCCGAACAGCAGCCACCACGCGAGCACGACCAGCGCGATCACGACCAAGCCGAGCACCAGATAGGCGATAGGCTTTACCAGCCGCGTCCCTGGCACCGCCGTCTCGACGCCGGCCTCCGCGACATCGACCGCGCCGCGGAAGAGCCGGCCGACGTTCACGCTTGCCTCTGGCGATAGGTGATCGACGGGTTCGCCTCCGCATATTCGCGCGAGACGAACTTCCCCGTGATCGAGCTGCGATAGACGTAACGGCGCTGCAGCAGGCGCTTGATGAAGCGGATCATACCTGACCTCCTTGCTGGGGGACGTTCTCGGCTGCCGCCTTGGCGACATTCCGATCCTTGAGAGCGACCGCGCCCGCTACCGCGCCGACGCAGACACCCAAGCCGGCTGGGAAGACCATGCAGTAGGTGGCCAGGTCGAATTTCACACCGCACCAAAGGCGCTCGTAAAGGACCATGGCGTTCGCGGTCGTGATGTAGCTGATCGCGCCAACGGCCCCGACGACGCGGTTGATCTCGTACTCGCCGCCGATGCCCTTGAGCATGTTCGAAAGGCTCATTGCAGGACCCCCAGAAGCGTGGCGCGCAGAGACGCGACATGGTCGAGCCCAATGCTGCCGCCGTTGGTGAGGCGACGCGCCTCGACGAAGTCGCCACGGTCGACCGCAGCGTTGACCTTGCGCTCCTTGAAGAATTCGAGCGCGATCAGGGTCGAGACGTAGGGGTCAGCGGCCTTGTCTGGATTCGCGACCAGGTCGATGCCGATCGCGCGCCCGAACTGCGCATAGGCGGCCTTGCCGGTGAGCTGCAGCGCGCCGCGCCCGCGGTAGCGCCAGCCGTCGCCGCAGCCCACGGGGCCATTACCCATCCGGCCGCCATAGGCATGCTCCGCGATGCGGTCGGGCCGGCCGAAGCATTCCTGCGCGCTCGCAATGGTGAAATGGCTGGGCCACTGCCTCAGCATCGCCTGCACGGAATAGTTCAGGTTTTCCTGCCAGCGGGTGAAGCCGCCGGTCTCGTTGGCGATCTGGGCCACGAACTCGGCCAGGCGGGCCGGGGTCGTTAGGCCGTAATCGTGCGCGTAGCGCGCGAGGCAGTCCGCGACAGGCTGGCAGGGGCTGCCGGCGCGGTCGATCAGCGCCGCATAGGTCTTCGGGCCGTCATCGCCATCCGCGACGACGCCAAGGCGCGCCTGCGCCTGTTTCCAGTCGATCATGGGAACCCCACTCGGTTGAGATGGTTGTGATCGACGAGACCGGCCCTTAGCCCCCCGCTCGTCGGTCCCGCTATTTCGCCCCGCCTGACCCCCCGCAGGCGGGGCGCTTGCGTTTGGGGTTGATCGGAGGGAATCCGCTGGGCTGTGTAAGCTCTTCGTCGGGGAGGTCGGCCGCTTCGAATATCAGCCCCAGGGCGACGACAGCGGCGTCCAGTTCATCGCATGGTGGCAGCGCATAATCGCCGCGGCGGTAGGTCATTTTAGGCGGTCGAGCAGGTCGTCGTCGGACCCGTCTTCGGGCTTCACGGGGTAGGCGGTGTGAAGAAGCCGAGAGATGCTCGGATGCTTCGATGTGTGCCAGCTCAGCACCCTATGGAGGGGGCTTGCCAGCATGATCGCCAACCCAACGAGTGCGATCGCGATTCCGTCGAGGCCGATCACCGCTTCTGATCCTGCATCGCTTCAAGGCGCCCCTCTATGCGCGCGGTGCGCGCGTCGATGCTGCCTAGGGTGTCGGTGCGCTTCTGGTCGTTCGCCTCGAGCACGCCGATGCGACGGGTGTTGTCGCTGACGTTGCTCGCGATGTTCGAAGCAGCCCAGATGAGGCCCGCGACCGTGAGCACCATGCCGACCAGCGGGAGCCAGTCTAGCCACCCGGGCTTTTGACGCGCGTTCACAGCCGTCCCGGGCCCCGGCCGAAGGTGTCCAGTTCACACATAGGTTAGGATCCCCCCGGATCGGTGGTGGAGGCGAAGAGGTCGTGACTATGAGGCCGCTAGTGAGCGGCGAGCGGCAGTTTCGTCTTGCGAGCGCGCGAGTTTAGTCCTGGCGCTCCAGCCAGCATTCGGAGCACTCGCCAGTCTCTTGGTGAGGGCAGGCCTGCGCTTTGTCCAAGCGCTCGCAAACGCGCGCCAGAATACGCCAAAGCCATCCCGCCTTGGGCGTCTGATCATCGGCCAGAATCGGCGCGACTATCCTAGTTGCCATTGCCCCACGCTCCCCCAACACAGGCCTAACCTATGTCGGGAACAATCACAAGCCGATGGCAGTCTTGATCGCGGCTCCGATGGCGTAGCCCATGGCCTGGTAAATGCCGGCTCCAGGATGCAGGCCATCAGCGTTTGGATAGAGTCCTGCGCCCGACAGGCTGGAATAGGTGTTGACGCGCGTTCCTACCGTGCTGCCGGGGTCAAGCGTCGTCGGATAGGCGGCGTAGAGAACCTGCGGCGTATCGATGAATGAGCAGGTCGGGTTGGCTGCGACCAGATCGAGATAGGCCTGAAGCACGGCTGCGGCGCTCCATGTGTCGGTCGTCGTCGCGTAGGCGCTGATGGGGTTGGGGTGAACCAGGATGACCTTAGCGCCAATGTTCAGCGCCGCCGTAATGATCGCCTGCATGTTGCTCTTGAAGGTGGCGATGGTGATCCCGGTCTGGCGATAGTCGTTGATGCCGAGATTGATCACGACAACGTGCGGGGCAACCGCCTGCATCGCGCCGATCGGGTTATTCGCATTCAGGTTGGTCGAGCTGTTCCAGTCCGACGTTTTCCAGTTGCGAGCACCGGCATTGAAGATCTGCACCGATGGTGTCGTGCTGTCGTAGACGTTGATGATCGGCATGTAGACGCCGGCGCCACCGGTTCCGCCCGTGCCCGAATAGGTGATTGTGTGCGTGCCCTTGGCGACCGTCTGGGCAATGCGCAGCATGTCTCGGGTTGCGTTGTTCGCGCTGTAGAGCGTGGCCGTTCCGCCATCGACCGAGATATTCAGGTTGCCGCCGCCGCTGACGCGGGGCTGCCATACTTCAATCGTGTCGAAGGCTGAGGCCGGAGTGATGGCGAGGCTCGGAGGAGGAGTGCCCGTCGCGATCAACTGCTTCTGCGCGCCGCCCGCGGTCGGGGAAGCCGAGCCCGTGGTCATGCTACCAGTCAGAACAATGTCGGGCCGGTAGAGCGGCCAATCCGTGCCCGCCGTCATGTTGTTGTCGGAGGTGACCGTATCGGCAATCGTATTGATGCCGGCCGCGTTGAGGTAAGCGGCTGCCTGGAGAGGAAAGCTGTACGGGCGCGATCCGCCGACATTCCCGCTTCCGCCCGAACCTGCACCCACGCCGACCGTCGTGCTATCTCCGACGAAGAACACTCGCTTGTTGGCGGACAGGACAGGCGATCCGCCCCCACCGCCGGCGCTCGCAGCCCGCAAGCCGTCCCGAAGGTTCTTCATGCCATTGGGGTACATCGGCATGTCAGATCACCATTCGCGAACATACAGGGGGGTGGATGCGCCGGTGCAGATGACCGACACGGCTGTCGTCCCGACGTGGGTCGAAGGCGTCTCGTAATAGGTGCCGGCGGCGATCTTCAGGCTGTGATAGTCGGCCGTCGCCGTCCCCTGGCCGCTGATATAGCAGTCGCTCGACGCGCTCTGGTTCTGGATCGCGAAGCCACGGCGCGATGCGTTCGCGGCCATAAGCGTCGCAGCGGAAGTGCCGAACGTGCCACCGCGATCGGTGGAAGTCGTCAGCACGACCGTGTCCACATACAACGGACGGTGCGCGTCATCGCCGATGGTCTGCCCGGTGACGGCGCTGCGCAGGTTCACGTCCTGGCCGCCATATTTGTTCGCGGCGGCCTGCGCGATCGCCGGAGTAGGGCAGAGAGCCAAAGCCGTGAAGGCGAGCAACATCGCCCCGCGAAGACGGGTCAGTTTCATCGTCATGTCTCCTGGAGAAGGAAGAAGAAGCTCGGCTCAGCCGAACTGGAGGTTCCCGCTGAGATTGAACGTCACGCCTGCCCCGCCGGAGCGGGAGGTGCGGACGCGGACTTGCACGATCGCCTTTGCCCCGGTCGTGTTGGTCCAGCTCGTATCGATGTAAGGGTCGGCGCTCGTACCAGTGGAGCTGCTCACGCTGGAGGTGGCGCTGCCGATCGAGGTGAAGGCACCGCCGTTGATTGAGATTTCCAGATACGTGGTGACCGACACCACGCCGGTCCCGCTCACGTAATTTAGCACGCCGTCATACCAGGCGGGGACGGTATCGCCCGCTGAGACCGCGAACTGCGCGAACGCAGTGTTGGTCACGTCGCTGGTGCTGTTGCTCGTGTTCCCGATCGAGGTGATCGGGGTCGCGCCCCCGCCGCTGCCATCGGCTCCGTCCTGCGCCATGATCGCGGCCGTTTCCCATTCCGTGGAGGCGATCGTGTCCGTCGCACCCGCGGAAAGCGCGGTCGCGACCGTGAACCAAAGTGGGTTGCCGTTGTGTGCGGGCGGCGACTTCGTCCACCCGTTATTCAGGCCTGACACGGTCCCGTCCGCGAAGGTGTAGGTCACCGATGCGCTGGGGCCAGCGGGGGTCGGCGACGCGGGAGCCCGCTTATAGATCGTGATTTCGCGCGCGTTCACGCCGGCGCCAGTCACAAGGACGGGATCCGCCCATTGTGCGCTCGTGATCGTGATCGACGTCGATTGTGAGGCCGAAGAAGCGGCGGTCTCCCACAGCGGATTGCCGTCATTTGCCGGCTCGCCGAGCGTCCACCCGTTCAAGGTCCCGGAGATGGTTCCGGTGCTATAGCTGTAGGTGCACGAGCCGGGCTTGGCCGGAGTGGTCGCCGCCCGCTTGAAGAGCCGCACGAAAGCGTTGTTGTAGCCCGCCGCGCCGGGCGCGCCGTCTGCGCCAGGATCGCCCGGCGGGCCGACGAATTTCGCCCAGGTATAGTCGGCCGGATTCGTGCTTTCCGTCGGGCCCGCCTTGTTGAAGGCCTGACCGATGTAAGTGCGCGTGCCGGGGTTTCCGGTCGTGAAGTTGACCGTGCCGTCCAAGCTGTCGGCATAGGCCGTCCAGGTGTAGAGACCGGCGGCGTTGATGAGCGCTGACCGGTCGATGACCTGCAGCCCAGGCGTCGGCGGAGGCGTGCCGGTCTCGCCCAGAGCGAATGCATGCTTTTCCAGCGTTTCCGAGCGAAGCGTGAGCGTCACCGCCCCGGTCGCCGGATCAAGGTGCCGGTTGGTCACGATCGCGGTCTGGCTGGACATGCAAAGCTCATCCGACGCGATCGTGAGCAGGTCACCTGGTCGGTACCCCGCCCATTTAAGCTTGAGCGGCAGCACGATCGGTCCGAATTCGCGCGCGTTGCAGATCGCGTAGGTCGCAAGCTCCGAAACCTGGTCTACGTCCTGAACCAGCTCCCACGTCATCGCCTTGGTGCGCGTGCGCCCGTCAGCGATCACATAGTCGGAGACCTGAACCAGGGCGGCCGGGACCAAGCTCCAGTCATGCGCCTCCGACCGATATGTCGGAATGATGCCGTTGATCCGATCCTTGATCTGCGGGGTGGTCTTCACCGAGCACGGGCCGATGATGTCGGCCGTCGTAATGGTGGCGAGGCTGACCCGCGGAGCGTCGATCCGGAAGGACAGCTGTCCGCCGAGGCGGACCGGCTCGGCAGATGCTGCCGCGCAGATCTTCTTCAGGACCTCCCACTTCCCATCGGAGCTGTATACGACGCCGCCGACAGCCCACTCATTCGCATCCGCCACGTTCGCGGCATAGATCGCCGACGGCATGTCGATCGCTGCCAGAGCGAAGCCGATCCCAAGCAGTCGCTTCCCGTTCTGCCAGCGACCCAGGGCCCAAGTGAGGGCGTGCAAGATGGGGTTGGCCGAAAATACGTACGTCGACTCGTTCAGTGCCCGACAGCTGCCGGAACCTCCGGGAACTGTGCTGTCGAGCCGGGGATCGTATACGAGCGCGCCGCGAAGCGTGAACATTGGCTTTGGGATGACCGCGCCGGGGTATTTCTTGCCCTTGTCGTCGAACTTCACCGTCCAAGCGAATGCGGCATAGCCAGACATTTTCGCAGAGGAGACCCATCCCCCGGGGTAAGGCGCCGCAGCAAGCGCGGGCAGCGCGGACGCCTCCGGCGTGGCGCCCAGCTGCGTATGCATGAACATATAGTCCGCATAGTTGCCGGTCGCGTTCTCTCCGCTGAAGGTCACCGGGACGCCATCAGCAGTGAAGGAGTCGATCCCGGCGATCGGGCCGCCTCCACTCAGGACCCCGAAGAAGGTCTGATAGGCATTATTCGTCGATCCGCCGTAATCGAAGGTCTGACGATGAACGAGGAAGCCGGCGACGCCCGTTCTCCCCATGGCGTAGGGTACGCCTTGATCCTTGTTGGCGGTGAATTTGTCCTGGGATCCGGAGAGACTTTGCGCCGGGGGCTTCGGCGCCGCCAATGTGGCCCCGACACTCAGGGCGGCTGACGTGGCAGCCAGAACCGTTGCAACTCCCGCGGCACTTGCCTTGATGCCAAGAGCGGCGAGCGCGCCGGCAGTGGCTTGCGGTGCGAGCACCCCCGCTGTGCCGATAATGAGGGCAGCGGCGCCAACCACGATAGCTGCTGTTTTCAAGGCCTTCGCCATGAGGCATGCTCCCGCCCCGGAGGGGCGATTCTATGAAGTTGTGGATGGCGCTATCGCTGGTGGCATTTGCCGGCGCGGCGATTGCGGGGCCCATTTCGAAATTCGACGGAAGACGCCCGACGGCGACTTTCACCAGCGCCAGCAAGCTCGAGGACGTCGAGCGGTGCTTAATCGATCTCGATCACCTTATGATTCCGGTATCCTACCGGCAGCCCGACCGCCCCGATCGCGCGACGATCATCTGGGGCAATGGCCAGGGAGTGACTGTCTGGAGGGTGGACCTCACCAGGACTAACTCAGGCACGCTTGTGAAGGCGTGGCTCGACGCAGATCGCGTGAAATCGTGCGCTGCGCCTAGCGCGGGTTGATCCGCCAGGCAGTGACATATTCTATCGGCTGAAGCACCACGGCGCCTTCGGTATCCTCGTGCCATCCTAAGACGCGGCCGAAGCCCAGAGCGACGGTGAGCGCGCCGAATGGCGGCTCTCCCGGTATCTCGATCACGTCTCCTACCAGCGCTGCGGCAGGAGGAATGCGTTCGAAGCCCATCTTGTCCAAGGCTTCGCCGATGCTGGCGACCCCCAGCCGCTTCAGCGCCCCACGTCCGCCGAGCGGCGTCTTAAACTGCCCGGCCTTCGCCAGCGGCGGCTTATGCCCGAGCCGGCGTAGGTGCTCGGCCACCATGCGAACGCAGTGGTGGCCCTTTGCCCAATCGATGGGCCGATCCCGCCAATCGTCGAGCAGGGTCTGCGTCGCCGCGGCCCTGATCTCCAGGGGAGTTGGATCGCGCTTCATACGTTATACCTGGGCATCATCTTGCCTATGATGGCGGAGGCAACACCCGGATAGCTGATGTTCTGGCCGCCCATGGGCGTCGCCAACCCCCAATAGATGTCGCGCTCGATCCCGGTCACGTTCACGAAGCCGTACTCCCCGGGCCAATTGGATTCGTGAAAGGCGTCGCTCAGGCGGGCGCCTTCGTCTTCCTCAAGCAGGAGGTCGAACGCGCTAGAGCAATCAATTTCCACCTCGAAGACGCCGCGGTCTACATTCAGCTGCGGTTGATTGATCGCGCCGAAATAGAGCAAATATGGGTCCGGAATGATCAGGCCGGTAACCGGGTCGATGCCGACCAGCCAGACATAGACCGGGCTTCCCTGATTGGTCGGCGCCGACAATTCCGCCGCCGCGGCAGCGCTGGGCGGCGCGATCGTGAAGCTGAAGCTTGGCGCCTCGTCGCCGATACCGTCCTCGATCTCGCTGATCGACGTGAGGGTGCCGTAGACCGCGTCCGTGTTGTTATAGGTATGGCCGGCCCAGCCGACCGCTCCGGAAGCTGCGTTGAACCGGATCGTGTATCCGGACAGCTGGACGTCGATCAGGATCGTCACGACGGCAGCGTCGCCGTTCAGGACCGATGCGAATGCTGGAGAAAGCGCGGTCATCTACTTGATCTCGGCCACTGAGAACTGGATCCCGCGCGCCTTGAAGCGCTGCCAGGTCCAGCCCTTCTCGCTCCCGAGCAGCTTGCCCATGATGATGGGGGCGGCGAGGCGAACTGAGGCGCCGTCAGCGGGGGAATGGCGCAGGGGGAACTTGATAGGGACGGTAGCCTTGCCGTCGCTCCCGATCACCGTGTCGGCGGTGCACATATGGAGCGAGACGTAGGAGCCGTCGTCGGCGTTCAGAAACTGTCCGCGGCGTATCGTATAGCCCGACGTCGCGCCGCGGATCTTGAGCGTGGAGCCGAGCTGGCCGGCGGTGTCCACGACTGCCGCACCCGGGCTCCCGACGTCGATCATCTGCGTGAACGGCATCGAGACGATCTGGCCGACGGAATCGACCAGCGCCGCGATCCACTGCAGGGCGTCCGGATCCGGCAAAAGCTGCGGCAGCTCGACGTCCATCGCAAAGCGGTCGCCCGTGCGCCCGAGCCAGCTTTCGTCGCCGCCCGCGATCGGAGTCTGCCAGGCGCCGCTGCTGACGGGCCGCGGCGTCGCGGACTGCGGGTTTCGGACGGTGGGAAGCGCGATAACGGTCACCGCATGCGCCTCCCGATTCGCTTGTTGAGTGCTGCGTTCGCCAAGGCTGCCCCACCCTGGGCCCCGCGCGTCGCCGCGGCGGCTGCCATGGCGTTCATTTGCGCAAGCAGGTCTTCGGTCATTACTGCGCCGCGCAGATCGAACTGAAACACATTCGGGGCGCGATCATTGGCGGCGGCCAGCATCCGGCTGCTTTGGGAGGCTGGCGTGACGCGCGAACCGCGCGGGAGGTCGATGATCTCCGGGCCGTTCTCGGCGACCCAAGTCGCACCGCCGCTCCAATATTCCGTGCCACCGGCGTTGTGTCCGACGCTGAAGAAACTGCCGCCTGTCCCACCCGAGTAAGCGGAGGTCGGGAGCTTGCTGCCGCCGAACAGATTGCCGAGCCCGCCCAGGGCGCTGACCAGGGTGGGAAGCGACCCGCCGGTGAGCAGGTTCTTCAACGGGTTGATTGCCGCCAGCTTCAGAAGCTCGGCTTCGATCTCGTGGAGCGCCGTTTTTCCCAGCGAGCCCCAGCTGTTCCAGTTCTGCGGATTGAACAGGCTGTCGATGATCTCGCCGCCGAGCGAACGCATCTCCTCGAGGTTGTCGTTCGCGGCCTTCAGGACAGCGTTCATCTTGTCCTGCGCCTCGACACCGTCGAGAATGTTTCTGGCATTCTCGCTTTCGAGGTCGACGCCCTCCCGTTGCAGGCGCTGCTGGGTCACAAGCCGATCAATGAGGATTTGCCGCTTATCCGCGGACATCCCCACAGTTTCGAGTTCCAGTTTGCTGATCGCTAGCGCATTGCGCTGGTCGACATCTGCGCCGACCGTGAAACTGAGAGGCGCTAAACGATCCTTCTGCTGGTCGGCCAGATCCTTGACGACGGACGACCACTCATCGGTCAGACCCTTCTCGAACAGCTTACTCATCTGCTCGTTGAAGGGCTGGAGATTGAAGCGGTTCATGTGCTCAGTGAGCGTTTCGAGTTCTCGCGCTGCCGCGCGTGCGTCGCGCGCCGCATCACGATCGGCCTTCGCGTTGGCCTTCTTCGCATCCTCCGCCTTATGGAGCTCGACATTCGCCGCAGTCAGTTCGATGCGATACTGCTCCAACGCCTTCTTCTTCTCGGGCCCCTCGACCATCGAGTCGATTGCCGAGCCTTTCTCCAGAAGGTCGTTCAGCTTGGCGCGCGCAGCGGCGACACCGTCTTGGGCCGTTGCCAAATCGACTTGGCGCCGGATCATCGCGGAAGTGACGACGGTGCCACCCGCCAGCGCGGTGTTGAGCTCGCGCTGGTGGCCCTGCATTTCCTGAATTTTGCCCGCCGCCTCGGCCGCTTGGCCGGCATACGCCGAAACCTGGTCGGCCGCCTTCCGGAATTCGGGGAAGCGCTTTGCCACCTCGTCCAGATTGCGTGCGAGAACCGCCGAATTCGAACCTGAATCCTTGATCGCCTTGTCGAACTCGATGCGGCCGAGGAGGCTGTCGTTGCCGGGTGAGCCTGAGAGCCGTTGGCGCGCGGTATAGAACGCCATGTTCACGTAGCCCTGCGTGGTGCCGGCTTGGCTGGCGATCTGGCCGGGCAGGGTCATTTGCGCGATGATCGCGAGCTGGCGCGCCTGCTCCTTGAGCTTGCCGGTGTTGGCATCGATGAAGCGGCCCATGTCGGACTGCCTGTCCTCGAACGCCTTCAACTGCTTTTCGGCCTCCTTGGCCGCCTCGCCAGTTTCGAAGAGCTTCGGGCCGAATGCAGCCAGCAGGCCGACGCCGAATTGGATGGCGAGGCCCCAGGGCCCGCTCATGATCGCCGCCATCTTGGCAAAGGCGCCGGTAGCGCCTTCCTTGGCACCGCCCGCGCCGATCGCTGCCGCGAGTTCGATGCCCTGCTCCGACGCGATAGTCATCAGTGGAAGGCCGGATGCCAGCGAGCTCGCCGCGTTCGAAACTGCCGATCGGAGCATCATGCCCTGGACGCTCGATCGCTCGAATGCGCCGCCCATCTGCGTAAGCTTCGCCTTGGCAGCGTCGTACTCGTGCCCGGCGGCGACTACCGCCTTCCTGTAGAGATCCTGATCAAGGGTCCCGTTCTTTTGCAGCGCATCGAGACGCGCGAGCTCATCGGCGTAGCGCTTCTCAGCAGCCCACAGAGGATCGATCGCGGCGCGGACGGCGTTAGCGGTCTTCTCCTGCTCAGCAAGCAGCCGATTCCAGTCGGCGGCGGCGGCGTTCTGGCCACCGCTGAATCCCGTACCGACCGAGCTTTCGATCTGCTTCTGGATTGGCGTTGCCGACACGGCCAGCATCTTGTCGATGGCCGCCTGCCGCCGCTTGAAAGCCGCCTCGATGTCCTCGCTTGCCCGCTCGAACTCACCGGACAGTTTCTTCGCGTTCGCCGATCCCGAAGCCGCGATGCTTTCAAAGCCGGCCTTGATCTCGGCATCGCCCTCGATGCCGAGGCGCAGGGAAACGCTAGGGCGTGTCGCCATAATGGCTTACTCCTCGTCGGATTCCTCGCGCGAGCTCAGGATTGCTCGCTCGGCATGGGGGAGAACGTCGGCAAGCAGGGTGAGATCGACGCCGCGCGCCTGGCCGATCGCCATCACGGAGCCGAAGTCGAGCGCGAATGGTTGCCCCATGCCCGCAACGCGTAGCTGGCCGGCACAGGCGGTCAGAACGCCCCAGACGGCCTCGCCCTCATCGGTGGTGGGCTCGTTTACGAGGTAGGGGCAGCCTTCCGACCCGGCTTCCGGGTCCGGACGGCAGCGGCCTTCCGTTTCGGCTTGGCAGGAGAGCTGGCAGTACCGTTCGCCGGCGTCGCCGCCGCTCCAGTGCCATTCGGCGAGCCGGCGGAGGCGTTTCCCTCCCGGTCCTTCAGCACCCAGGGATAGACATACGCCTGATCGGCCGCCTCGAACGCTCGCGCCATTGCGACGAAGGAGGAAATCGTGCCCGGCTTTATGACGGGCCGCTCATCTTCATCGAGCAGGGGCGCTCCGTCCTTCATCACCACCTCATCGGCAGTCGCGGCGACGGGCGTGGTAGTGCCTTCGAGGGAGATGCCCTCCCACTCGATGATTCCGCGTCGGATCAGCTCAATGCTGAGCGCGTCCCCGGCTTCAACGACGTCGTTCGGTGCCAGTCGAAGGGCCTCGCGGACCGCCTCGCGCGCAGCGCGGACGGCTTTCGGGCCGATCGGGCGAAACTTGACCCGCACGCCAGGCAGCAGGAAAGGGCGCGGATCATCAGGATCGTCGCTCGGGATGCTGCCCAGCCACTTATCCGTCTCGAGTTCCATCAGTAGCTCGCAACGTCATTGGTCAGGGTAGCCACCACGCTGGCCGCCTCGGCGCCGCTGGCTTGCCAGTTAAACTGGGCCTGGATCCCGTTCGGACCCGAGATCGGGCGCTTCGTCGGGGGCAGGAACACGCGAGGCACGGCGAAGACCAGGCCCATGCCGCCAGCCGCAGCCCAACCGAAGTCGAGCTCGATCGGGTCGCCCGCCGATGCGGCGGTGAGAAGCGTGGTGTCCTTGAACCGGACCGTGATCGACCCGCTCATCTGGACCATGCCCGGGTCGCTGTCCTCGATGCGGCCATCCGACTGGATGGTCTCGACCTTCTCCAGGCCGTTCGAGAAGGTGAAGTCCGCCGCGACCACCGACCCGAGAGCCGCGCCATCCTTCTTGACGAAGCCGGTCGCGTTCGGGAAGCGGGTGATCGGAAGCGCGGCGGTGGCGCTGCCCCCCGCGGCGCTGGTACCGGAAGGCGTCGTCTCGCCAATGCAGACGAGGCTGCAGGTGGCGTTCAGGAGGCCGCTGCGCGACATGCCGATCTTGAGCTGGTTCCCGCGCGCGCCACGATGGACGCTGTAGGAGGGGATTTCCGGCGCGCCGATTTCGATCGACATCGAGGGAAGCGATGCGGCACCGGAAGTAAAGACGTGGTCGAACAGGTCACTGTCCGCCGACGTCACCGGCGCGCCGAAGAACAGCTTCAGCATGTGCGCGAAGTTGCGGACGTCGACAGGCACGACCATGTCGCCATCGTTGGTGGCCACGTCGGGCGTCGGATCCTGCATCTCGCGCCCCAGGCCGAGCAGGTCGGCGGCGATCAGCGGCCGCTCTTCGCCCAGCGTATGGCTGACGAAGGGCATGCCGAACCAAGAGGCGCCACTGGCCGGAACAGTGCCGGTCGTGGTTTCAAAGACGCCGAACGCCTTCGCGTTCGCGCCGCGTGCGCGAGCCATATCGTGTCTCCGTGCTTAGAGGGCTTTGGACGTCGCGTAGTCAGCGACGATGCTGGGGTAGGAGGCCCGAGCGGGCTCGGTGCCGTTGATGGTCAGGTCGCCGGTCACCCCGGCTTTAGCGTCGAGATAATCGACCACACCGCCGAGAAAGCGATCGGCCTCGACCGCATCAGCTATGTCCTCCAAGAGCGCATCGAGCGCTTCGGCAGAGGTGATGGCGTCAGTCTTGCGTGCAGCGATCTCAAGCGGGAATTCGTGGCTATAATTGTACGTCGGCGGCGACATATCGACCGTCGCCTCGCCGGGATCGCCGTAGCGGACGACGACCAGGCCGGTCCCGGGTACGCGCTCTGGCGCTGCCGCGTCATTGTCCAAACCGATCACGGTGACACCAGGCAGCACGCCTTGCAGCCATGTGACGAGCGCGACGTGCACCTCAAGGCCCTTCGTCATTCCGCCCATTCCTCCGCCAGGAGCTGCGGCAGCGTCGCCGCGGCGCGGTCGAGCGCGCCCTTGAGGTCAAGCTTCTTCGGCACCTTCACCGAAGCAACGAGGGTGAACATCACCACGGATTCGACGCGGCGGCCTTTGTCGCGACCGGTTCCGGCAATCTCGCGGTCTGAGGCTGCGCGATATCGGCCGGTCGATTTCCGCGCGACGACGTTGTCCATGATCAGGAAGCCGACTGCGCGTCCGCCTACCTTCATTCCTTCGGCCGATCGCGCCGGCACGAACCGGAGGCGGCGGCCATACTGGTTTTCAACTTCAATCGGCGTCTTTGCCCGCGGCGACCGGCGCGGCCCGCCCGCGTTTTTCAGCGGGGTAGCATCAGTCGGGATAGCCAACAGGCGGCGGCCGGCGCGGGCGACGATGGTAGCGCCCAACGCGTAGCCTTGGATAATCTTCGGCGCCTTCGAATAGACGACCGCGGCGGGGGTGGGGCTACGCCCTACCTTCGGATACTCGACGTCCTGCCACGTCGTGGACAGCTTGTAAGGAAGCCCGGCAGCGAGCGTCTGGGCCCGCAGTTCCTCCTTGAGGCCGCCCCCGGCGCGCTTCACCGCTCGCATGGATCCCATGATCTGCTTGATACGGGCCGCGTCGAGCGCCTCGGTCAGCCCGGTGACCTTGGCGGTCAGCTTCATGCCGCGGGCTCAAGGTAGCAGAGCCAGGACAGGCCCTCGGTGTCCAGCCGCGCTCCGCCCTGAATGGCGAAATCTGTCCAGACAGTGACGTCTTCCTTCCGGCGCGCGTTGCCGACGGAGAGCGCGTCGCCCCGAAGGGGCTGCTCCACGTCCGACCGCTGTATCTGCGCGGAATGGAAATCGCCGAGCGCAGCGCCCTCGCCGAACGGCACTTCCCTGGTGCCCTGTTCGAAGATCACGCGAATGTCGGTTGGGGAGCCGCCAGCAGGGGTGAAGATGGCGGCTACCGAACCGGCAGCAGAATGAAGCGCGGCCAAGGCCGTTGCGAACGGGTCGGCCATGAGATGCTCCGAAAAAGATGGGCGACGGCGACCGAAGTGGCCGCCGCCCAGGCTCAGGGAGAGAGGATGGGAGGCCTCAGGCCTCCGCGGCACCCTTGCCCTTGGCGGGCTTCGGATCCGCGTCTTCGGCGTAGCCGGCGTTGACCATGTCCTTGGCGCGAGCCTCGGTGATCTGCGCGGCTTCATCGCCGACGTCGAGGGCATCGCCCGCAGGCTTGAAAGCGCCGCCGTTGTCGTAGGCCCCGGTGAGGAGGTTGATCGTCTTCATGGTTCGATCTCCCCTTACTGGCCGAAGCCGTTGAGGCGCAGGCGGACGGTCGCGTCAGCGGCCAGGGCCGCCTTGGTCGCGATGCCGACCCACTTGTTGCTGGTTGCGGTGCTGGTCAGATACTTGTTCGTATCGTCCCAATAGACCTTGTCGCCGACCGCGAAGGTGTCGTTCGTCTTCTTGGTGCCGTCCCAGACGTGACGGGTCGTGATCACGACCGACGCGCCGCTTGCGGCCGCGAACTTGGCGAAGCCGAACAAGTTGCCGACCAGGCAACCGGCGCCGCTCGCGACGGTGTAGGGGGCGGTGACGGTGAGGTCGTCACCTTCCTGAACGTAATTGGTGCTCATGGAAATTCTCCGGAAGAGACGACGGGCGACAACACGCCGCCCGCCTCAGGTGACGAGCGTTTACGCGCCCGGATTCTTGTAGAGACCGCGGTAATCGATCGCCTTGGCGCCGATCACGAGGCGGGCCTTGATGTCGACGCCGTCGACCTCGAAGCCCTGCCGCCGCTCCGTCTGGAGGCCTTCGTGGCCGGCCAGATACGCGTATTCGATCGTGTCGATCGGCTGCGCGTTGGGGTCGGCCGCGAGGAACCAGCTGAGGTCGGTGATGCGCGGATCCACGGTCACCGACAGGTTGCGGTTGTACTCGGGATTGATCGCCGACGCCTGGTTGGCGACGAAGTTGGCTGAGGTGTACTGGTTCGCTTCCTGCTCCTTCTGCGGACCGACCACGAGGACGGACGGCGTGATGTTGAGGAAGCGACCCTTCGGGGCCTTCTGCGTGCGCATCGCGGTGCGGCCCGCGCTCAGCGACGCGACCGAGATGGCGGAGCCGGCGCCGGCAAGGTTGCCGTGGCTGGCGTGGAACAGCGCGATGCTGTCCGCCATGTTCGGGTTGCTGATCAGGATCGCGTAGACGAGGTCGCCCTCGACCTGCGCTGCTTCCTGACCCATCGCCATCGGGATGCGGTCGAAGGCATTGAGGTCATCGTTGATGATCGTCTCCCAGGTCAGGGAGATGATCTGGCCCCACTTGCCGACCGTGTACTGCTCCGCCGAGTCGCCGACGGTCGCGTACTGGTACTCAGCGCCCTGGGCGACCTGCGCCATCGCCGAGATGTCGGACAGCGCCACGCGAGAAACGGGGCGGAAGTCCGGCACGCTCGACTGGCGGCAGAACGAGCGGAATGTCTGCGGCGCTAGCTCATAGCTGCGACGCAGGGTGCGGCCGACGGTGTTGGCGAGCAGCGACGGGAAATCGCTGGTGCTGTGCTGGCCGGCGTTGCTCGGACCGCGATAGCGGAACACCTGCTGAGCGACTTCGACGTCGCCCATGTTGCTGGTATTGACGCCCGTGGCGCCGAGGAAGTCGCGGGCGAGCACGACCAGGCGGCGGCCGGCGAAGGCGCGCGCGTCGTCGGTCAGCTCATTCCGCGGATTCGCGCGGTGTGCGATCGCGACGCTCATCGCATCCGCGCGGGCGCGGAACTGCTCGGCCGGGATGGTGGCCGGCGCGATGTTCGTGATCGTCTGCGAGCCTTCCGCAATCGCATCGATGATGCGGGTGCGGGCGACATCGACGGTCACGCCCTCGTTGATGAGGGTGTCGGCGAACGTGGCGTTGAGGCGCGCGCGCGTCACCTCGTTGCGGATCGTCGAAGCGCGGGCGCGCTCCGCGGCTACCGCAGCTTCAGCGGCGGCACGAGCTGCGTCGCCGATGTTGGTCGGCTGCGGCTGCGCGGCGGGTGCCGGATTGGGATTGGCATTGGGGTCGGCGATCGGCAGGCCGGTCACCGGATCGATGGTCGGATCCATGTTATTCTCCGGGTTGTGGAGGGTGGCGGCTGGCGCCGGGGTGCTCGCCGCTTTCGCGATGAGTGGGTGCTCGGGGACCTTGCGGAACCCGAATTTCGAGGCGTCGAGCATGTTGGTCGCCGTTGCGGCTCCCGCGATCTCGTCGATGAAGTGCATCGCCAGCGCTTCCTGGGCGGTCATCCAGGTTTCGGCGTCGAGGAGGGGATTAAGCTCCTCGGGGGTCATGCCGGTGCGCGCGGCGTAGATGTTGACCAGCTGGTTCTGGAGCATGTCGAGCCGGTCGGCGGTCGCGCGGAGCTCGGTGGCAACGCCATAGGTCCCGTCGGACGGCTTGTGGATCATCATCACCGCGTTGTCGGCCATGATGATGCGGTCACCAGCCATCGCGATGATGCTGGCGATCGAGCCGGCGATGCCGTCAATGTGGACGGCGACGTTCTGCGGCGACTGCTTCAGCGCGTTGTAGACCGCGAAGCCCTCAAACACGAGGCCGCCAAGGGAGTTTATCCGGACGGAGATGTCGTCCGTGGCCTGGCCGATGGCATTGACCAGCGACACGGCATCGAGGCCGCAATCGGCATCGCCGATCACGCCATAAAGCAGGATTTCCATGGTCTAGCGTCCTTTGGGCGGCTTGGCCTGGGGGCTGGATTGCTGCGGCACGGCGAGATTGCCGACCTGCGTCACCTTCGATGGGTCGGTATCGAATACGAGGCCGAGCTTATCGGCCTTGCCCTTCCACCGCGCCCAAGCCTGCAGCACTGCGTCGGGGTCTTCTCCGCGCTCGCGGATAGCGGTCTCGGGATCCATCAGGCCCGCGCGCACCAGGTCGCGCGTGGCAGGCCCTTCTGTCGCCGGATCGAGCATCGGCCGCGCCGGCGGCGTCCATTTCATGGTGCAGCCCTCGACATTCTTGCCGAGCAGCTGCGCCGCTCGGAAGAACCAGGCCGCGGCGCCGTCGCAGAATTGCGGAATCAGCATCTGCCACGTCCAGGCGTCGAGCTGGCGGTTGTACTGGATCCGCCCAATGCGTCCCGATGAGAAGTTCACCCCCTCAAGGTCGCCGAAGATGTCGTATGGGAGGTTCATACCGGTAGCGAACGTGCGCACCGAAATCTTTGCGAAGTCTGCGTAGCCTTCGACGCCGGGAGGGGCCGCGAACTTGACGTCCGCGCCCGATGGCAGGTCTTCGATCATGCCCGGCTCGACGAAGCTCGACCGATCGTCGGCGTCAGTATCGGCGTCCCCGTCCAGCCCCTCCATGCCAATGCGGAAGACGGCCCACGAGCCAGCGATCTTCTGCCGCAGGAGCTGGCCGTCCTGATAATCGGCGAAGTCCCGCATGGACATGATGACCGGTGCGAACCAGCTGGCGCCGTGCTGCTGCCCCGGCCTGTCCTGGCGGTAAACGTGGATGATCTGGTCGGCGGGGATCGGGTTCGCGATCATTCCCTGCGAAGTGATCGCACCCGGATGGTTCGGGAAGAGCCAATAGGCTTGGCGATTCCCGATCTGGTCGAACTGGATGCCGGAGACATATTGCCCCTTCTCCAGCAGACCGTTGCGTGCCTGGTCGAGATAGTCGGGTTCCAGAAGCTGGATCTGGAACGGCACCGGCAGCCCGTCGCGCGAGAAGCGGGGGCGGTAGCGAGCCAGAACAGCGCCGCTTTCCACGACCGAGCGCGCTGCCAAAAGCTGAAGCCCGTAAAGGTTGTGGCGCCCGTCTGCGTCACAAGCGGTCGTCTCAAAGTGGGACACCGCCAATGCCTGCAGCTCGGCATCTGGTTCGCCGTTGCGCAGGACTTGGAAGGTGATGCCCGTTCCGACGAGGTCGGTGGCGATGGCCGACACCGCGCGCTCCGCGTACGGGTTATTCCGCACCATGTCGCGCGCGGTCTGCGCGAGCACTTGGGCCGCCCCGACGAGCTCGTAATTCGCGTCCTTGCTATTCCGGCGCCAGCCCTGCGTCCGCCGGCTGAAGGCGGCGCCATCATACTGGTTGCGGACGTTGCGCAGCGCGGTGAGACGAAGCTTCGCCTTTTCGCGCGCGACGGCCCGCTCCGGCGACAGCGCGCCGATCAGCCGGTCAAGCATCCCGGCCATCAGCAGCCATTCCGATAGGAAGGGTAGGACCGCCGCGGCGCGCCCGAGCTCGCGGACAGAGATGCCGCGATGCGCTGCTCCGCCTTCATCATCGCATCGAGGTCCTGATATCGGACCATCCTGCCATCAGCGAACCGCGTCTCGAGAACGCCGCTGCCGATACAGGCTCGGATATTATCGAGGTCGGTCTGTGTGAACGCCATCAGCGCCGCCCTCCGAAGTGACTGCCGACCGGCCGACCGGTCAGGGGGTTGATCTTCTGCTTCTTCTTCGCGGGCGCGGCCTGCGCAGGCTGTACGCTCGCAGATGGCAGCGCTTTCGGCGGTTCGGCTGCCCGCCGGGTCGGCCTCGAAGCTTGGCCCACCATCTGGGCCCACTTTTTGTCTGACCAGCGATCGATACCGAGCGAGTAGGTGATCGCCCGGGCGTAGACCGCGTTATCGAGGGCCTCGTTGCGAGGCCGGGTCTGCTGCCACTCGCTCTTGGAGCGGCCGTTGCGCATGTTCTTGTGGACCAGTTGCTCGGCGACGAGCTGCTTGATCCATTCGTCCGTCGTGCCGTCGGGCAAGAAGATATACCCCTCCGGGTATTCCTCACCGTCGACTGGCTTTTCCAGTTGTAGCTGCCCGTAAAGCTCCAGCTTGAGCATCGACGTTCCGACCGTCCAGAGGCGGACGCCGCGGGGGATTTTCTTCCCTCCAACGGTAAGGTCCTGCCAGGTCGGCCCGGCGATCGGCTGGGAAATGCCGACCGAATGCCTGCCCTTGAGCGCCATGGCGAAGCCCGGATTGCGGCGACACCATGCATAGACGTTCATCGTGTTCTCGCCGTCGCCGGAGTCCACCCCGACCCGCGCCAACTTCAGCGATCGCCCGTCCGCGGTCACCCACTCTCGGGCGACGACCTTGTCGAGCTTCGCCCATGTGATCTTGTCCGAGATCGAGCCGTCGATTTCGACATGCTCGACCAGCGCGCGCCGCCGACCGGCGCCGAAGGCCCATACGTCCAGTTCCAATCGCCCGCCGCCGCCGCGCTGCACGTCGACCGATCCGACCAAGAGGCCGGCCCATGCCGGCGGGGTGCCGAGGGCCATGTCCTTCTCCCGGCGATCGTAGAGGCGCTGCCACTCAGGGGCCTCGCCCTTTTCCTGCCATGCCTCGCCGAGCACCTGGTTGACCCAGGTCCGAAGTAGGTTCGGATCCTTCCTGACCTCCAGAAACTCGCGGACGATCTCGGTCCAGCTCGCGCCTTCGTGCTGGCTGTAAGCCGCCCAGATGTGGAACGACCGGTGGCGCGGAAATGCGGCCGGGTTCATCGCCCGCCACTCGCCAGCCTCGTCCATCTGAGCCTTGAAGCTCTCGTCGATGTCGCAGCCGTCTTCGCAGCGATACCAGACCTTGGTCGGGTTCTCCCTCGGGTGCCACCTGATGCCCGGGCCGGTGCCGTCGCCGAACACCAGCTTCTGCATTGTGCCGCAGTGAGGGCAGGGGACGAACCGGAACTCTTGCGACCCCTGGTCAAACAGGGTGTCAATCCGGCTGAATCCCTTGATCTTCGGCGTGGACCCCGCTGCGCTGAATCGGCGCGGCGACGTCAGGTTGCGCTTGAAGGCCAGGCGGGCAGGGTCGCCCTCTTCCTTCGCTGACCACGGGTAACCGTCCGGCTCCTCCAGCAGGACGCTATCGGCGGTGACACGCCGGAATTCTTTCGGGCTGTTCGCGCCCTTGATCTGGATCCAGCCGCCTTTGAAGCGCTTCGCCCTGATCTGGTTGTCGCGGTCCCTTGCTTTGAAGGTGGCCACCGCGCGGACGGCGGGCCACTGCAGGACCGGGTCGAGATCGTCGCGGCTATACTTCTCCGCGTCGTCGATCGTCGGTTGGTAAATCAGCAGCCTGCGCGGATCGCGTGCGATGCTGTAGCCAATGAAGCCCTGAACGATGGTCGAGTAACCGATGCGGCTACTCTTCCTGACAGTGACCTGCGACGTCTCCGGGTCAGTGAATGCGTCCGCGATCCCGTTCTGGAATGGGAATGCGCGGAAGCGCGCGCCGTCGTCCAGTTTGGCATGCTCGGCCATCCACTCGGACAGCGGTACCCGCGGCTGCGGCCTGAAGCTCGCGAACCAGCCCCGCACCGCCTCGGCGATCATCGCCCCGCGGACGCGGTAAGGCTCAGCCTCCTTCTTCGGCTGGGGCTTCTTCCTCATCCAAGCCCCCGCCGATCGCCTCTTCGACGCGCGTCAGGCTCAGTTCCTCCAGCGCATCGGTAAGGGCTGTCTCAATCTTGCGGCGCAGAGCGTGGTCGCCCTTCGCCACCAGGTTCGGCACCTGCATGATCCGGGACACTGCCAGCGAGATCACGCCAGTGACGGCGATCGTCATGTCGGGCAGCGATGCGAGTTCGCGCCGCCGCTCCGCATTGTCCATGGCCTTCGCGTCGGCCTGCTCATGTGCGAGCCGCGCGCGCTCTGCCTCAAGGTCGAGGCTGTCAGGGTCGACCTGACCGCCGCCTTTCAGCGCGATCCAAGCCTCTAGATGCTCCTCCCAGGTCGCCCCGTCGGCTGGTAGATCGCCCTTCGATCGCAGCTCGCCGATCCAGCGTGTCGAGCAACCGAGCAGAGCGGCCAGCTGGGGCCGAGTGGGCTCCTGAAGGTCGATTTCCATGTGCTTCCCCGGTCGGGGCGCGAAAAATGGCCAGAAACGGCGAAAAACGCGGCCAGGGAGGAAGAAGCTAGGGCATTTTCATGCCTAGAGACGAAAAGCGCCTCAGCCGCCCGCATGCGCCCCGCGCCGGGAAGGACCCAAGGGGTGGGGGGGTCAGCCGGCCGCCTGGTCGAGGCGGCAGGTCACGACCGCCATCGTGCGTGGCTGCCGGGAGTTCGACCCGTCGACATTCGTTGTGCGCGCGGTGAGCGCCGTGGCTGCCTGACCAGCGATGGTGCCGGTGACGGGCAGGTCCTTCGGCGCGACCCCGAGATAGGCGATCTCGATGAAGTCGCCGCGCTCCTGTCTCCCCACGATCCCCTCCTTGAAGGGGAAGACCACATCGACGCGCGATGCGTTGATGGCTTGGCCGATGACCGGATCGCTCATTGCTGCGCCACTTTCACCAAGACGGTCTTCTGCTTCTTGCGGGGCGGTGTGGCCGTCGTGGTTAGGCTCAGCTCAACCGGCAACGATACGCCAGCACCGTCGAACATGGGGTCGGACTGCATGTCGGCAGCGACCTCGAAATACAGTTCAACGATGTCGTCCAGCAGGGTGATGGCGTAGCCACCGCCTTCCTTGATACCCAGCCCAGCTGCGCCGCCCTCCGCGGTGACGGTGACCGTGTAGGAGGCGATATCCTCGCCATGATCTAGCAGCGGTGGGTTCGCCGGGTCGATTGGCGTGACGCCATCGTCGCGCGTGATCTCGATCGTGAAGCGCTCAATGTCGTATGGATCGATCGTGCGCGGCAGCGACGTCGCGGTCAGCGGATGCGCCATATCAGATCCTCGCCGACCGCTGACCATTCTCGGTCAGGCTGATGCTTCGAATTCCGTTGTCGGACAGGCGCGCCGCCCGGACCCCATTTTCCGTCAGGATGATATGACGATCCCGAACGATAGGTATGTAGTGCCCGCCCGCCGCGGCAAATGCATCGCCCGCCTCAGCTACGGTGAGGGACGCGTGGACGAGGCCGGCAGCGCTTGCTGCTATCCCATCGGCCGCTTCGACGATCGAAAGCGAGCCAGACGCCCGCACGGAGCCTGATGCGCTGAACAGGTCCGCCGCTTCGAAGATAGCGATCGCAGCCTGCACCTTGGCCGCGCCCGACATGCTCAGCGTGTCGCCGGCTTCGGTAACTGCCAGTGTTCCGGTCGACGCAGGCTGGTAGTAGACAGTAAGAAGGACGTAATCGACTTGTGCCGATCGGCCGCTGGTGTCGGCGTTCCCAAGCTGAAACTCGACGCCGAAATTGGCGGAGTTCACTTGCGCCGGCGTAAGAGTTGCGCCCCAGGTGTCGGTTGGGCCGCCGTAACTCGTGAATAGCGGAGACGGGGATCCGGTCGGAGCGAAATTGCTGCTGCCGAGAGCCTTGTTGGAGCCTATGCGGTCTGCCGTTGTGCCGGCCGAACCGCTGACGAGGTAAACGCTCGCATCATAGATCGTGTTGACGATCAGGCCGCTCGCATAAAGATCGACCTTAATTCCGACGATCGCGCCCGTGGTTGGTATGGCAAAGCCGAAGCCAGAAGCACGAAGGTAATTCGATACCCCGCTAGCGGCGATTGAGCTTGAGCAGCGCGTGCCATCATCGGCAGACAGCGAGCTCGCCGTTGTGCCGGTCCAAGCGCTACCGGTGCCAGAAGAATAGGTTGTGACGGCTGAGGGGGCGCCGGTGCCGCTCGGCATGAGCCGCTGAGCCTATCACGCGTTGCCGTCGGTGAAGCTCGCCGACGTGATGCTGAGACCCTGGCCGCTGTTGAAGTTCGTGTTGTCCACCTTGAGTCCGGCCGGGCCGACATAGGCAAAGGTCACCGTGCCGTCGGTGATGCCCGATCCGGCGCCGGTGGGGCCGGTGCCCGTCGAATTCGTCGTGCCGGCGGTCGTCACCTTATAGACGTTGTTGCCGACATGGACCTGCTGATTGAGCGCAAGCGGCTTGCTGTTCTGGTAGGCCTCGGAGACGAGGCCCTGCGCATGGACGGTCGTGCCGTCGCTCGCGAAGATCGTGAAGTAGCGGGCGAGGCCGGCGGCGCTTGCCGTGCCCGTCCACGTGCCATTGAGACCAACCGCGCCGCCGGTGGCTGCGGTGAGCCAGTCGGAAGGCAGCGAGAACGACATGAAAGCCGAACCCGCGCGCGCCGTCGCGCAGTCAGCGGGCATCGCGCCGTCATAGAGCTTGAACACCGGAGCCGTGCCGATCGCAGTCTCGATCGCAGCCTGCTTCGCATTCCGCACCGTGGCGGAATATTGAATGCCGTTGGACATGCGGCTGCGCTCCTGGCGTCAGAGAGGGTTCGGGCCGCGCAGATTGCCGCGCACAGCGGCGCGAGCGGCCGAGCAAATGCTCTCGACCTTCTCGATGTAGGCTTCGACCTGGCGCGGTGAGCGCGCTTCCTGAGCATCGAAGGCGGCGTCGTGAAGCTCGCCAGCCAGATGCTCAAGGCGTTGCGCTGTGGTGATGGGTGACTGCGGCATAGCACGTCTCCCGATGGGATGGGGCCGGCGAACGGGCTTAGATGGCGGTCTTAGAACATTCGCCGGGGCTGACGTGGCATCCAACTGATTGGGGTGAGAGGATGCCGTCAGGTTTCGATGTATCTGAATGCAGCAGCACTCCCGCCGAAGCGGGGTGGGAGGCGATGGTGGCTCAGCCAGCGCGATCGCCATAGCCGATCCTGTCGGCTCAAGGTCACGCGGCTTGTACCTGATCTGACAGCAATTTCCAAGCCCCAATATTGACCCGGAAACCGCCGCCGAAGTTGACCCATGCGCGCTTGCCGTCGCAGCTTTCGACCACGCCGGTCATGCCCAAGAACGCGCTTTCTTCGGCATCCACCGTGACCTGTTCGCCCTTGTTGAGCTGGTAGCGCTTGGTCTTGCACACCTGATCGCGATGCCGCGCCTCTTCGCTCCGCAACTGCTTCAACTCGCTGTCGAGGATCAGCGGGATCGCATCGCGATATAGGAAGAGCGAGAATGGCGGGTGCGGGCTGTTCGGCAGCGCCACGATCCGCCGAATGTCGTCCGTGAAGCTGGACGGCACGAATATGAAGGTCGGCAGGATCGGCGCGTCAACTTCATGCCGCACCCGCTGCCGCCCGCGGCGCAGCGTCACCGTCTTCTTCGGCGACCAGGCGCCGATCCCCGCGTCATTTAGCGATTTGACAACGTTCAGCGTGCGCGCCGCCGACGTCCGCAGAATGCACCACTTACCTTGCTGGGATTGACCCGCTCCACTTGCCCGCATTTCCCCGCCCTCGCATCATCGCGCCTCCAGTCCCGCCCGACCTTCTGCCCGTGTTAGAACATACAGTGAATCTATGGTTTCGTCACGCCGGCCCCGCGCGAATTCGCGCGGCCGTTTGGCGCAGCTCGGTCGCATCGGAGAAGCGCCCCATCTTCTCCATTCCCTCGGCGGTGCGCTCGAGCGAAGCGGCCCTTTCCTCGTCCGTTTTCAGCGCTCCATTGCTGTTCGCAGCCGGCTTCGGCGGCGGGCCATCGGGAATGAAGACGCCGCGGTATCCGTTGACGATCGATTTGCGCAGCATCAGGCCAACGTCGTGGCCCAGGTTGTGCGCCTCGGTCAGTGTCTCGATCAGCCGTTTGCGCGCTTCGGCGGTGAATGGGATCTTTTTCGGCCCGCGTTCCATCTCCCGACGGACCTCCATGAAGGCTTCCCAGTCGGCGACGGGCACCCAGTCAGGCAAATCTGCCTCGACAATCTCTTTCGATTTGCTCGCGCGCTTCCCTCCTGAGGCTTTAGCCGAAGGAGGTTTGATGGTTACTGATGGTTTCCCCGCAGCAGGTGCGGGGGTTTCCGTCTTTTCCTGCGGGGCGCATCCCGTGCGGGGCGCATCTGCTGCGGGGGTCGGATAAACCGTATAGATGCAGCCCTTGCCGGGCCGCTCGACGCGGGAGAGGTGACCTGCCTCGGTCAGGCGCTTGATGGCGCCCTGGATCGCGCGCTCGCCCAAGCTGGTCTTCGTCAGGATGTCGAGCTTACCCTTCTGCGAGCGCAGAGGAATCCACGTCACGCCTTCGTCGTTGGCGGCGTCGGCCAGCGCAAGGAGAACGACCTTGTCAGTCGTGGAAAGGGGCAGGGGCCAGACGGCAGCCATCAGCGTGACACTCATGTTGTTAGCGGTCTCCTGCCGCTCAACTTGAGAATCACGTCCAGCACATCGTTCGCGCAGCTTACGGCGTTCCGGTGTATTTCGCTTCCAGTGAACCGCATGATGCGGATTCCGGCGGAAGTAAGCGCGCGATCACGCGCCTTGTCGCGCGCTGCAGCCTCTCGGCTTGCATCGTGATATTGGTGACCATCGCACTCGACGCCGATGCGCGCCACCTCTTTTCCATCGTCCTTCACCTCAATCAGGATGTCGACCCGATAGCCGGCGATTGAAACTTGAGGCCGGACATGTGCAACGAGCTGGAAGAGAGGAAGGTCGAGATAATCGTCTTCGAATTTGAAGATGGGACACATTGCGTTCACGCCCAGGAACGCGATCATCATCGCTTCCTCAATCGGGCTCTCTGGCTTGGCTTTCAGCTTCTCACGAAGGTAGCCCCAGCGCGTGCGCATCACGCCGCCAAACTCTTCGGCCAGGGCGGAATAGGCGTTCTCGATCGTGTCACTCATGCTGCCATCTCTCCGTTCGCACGTTGAGTTGCTGCAATTAGCGGATCAGCTATCTGCCGCGCACGTCGCGTCTCCCACCCGCGCTTCGCCGCGCGCGAATGAGGGGTGACAGCTTTTGTCACCCTGCGAGCGTACTTGCGACGAAGGAGGCTTATCTCTGTGCGGATCCGCCAGAGTAGGTAGGAGACGCGGCGTGGCATCAGGCGGCCTCGCTTTCGTCGACTGGATGCCAGCCCTCCGCAGCCAAGGCTTCTTCGATGCGATCGGAAACGACGGCGTAATCGCCGCTGCAATACCAATCCATATAGTTGCCCTCGGCGCGGACGGCCGCGATCAGGTCGCCGGCTGCGCGGAAGGAATAGCCCGCCGTGTCGCCGTTATCATGCCGCCAGTCTTGATTGGCCAGCGCCGACCAAAGCTCGACACCGACCTGCCGATCTGCGCGGATTTGCTCGCCCAGCGCGCGCTCGACGGCCATTTCGAACAGGTCTTCGGTATTGAGCGGACGCCCGTCCTTGATCCCGCCCAGGCCGCCGAAGTCCGCCATCACGCCAGCCCCAGCGCGGCTTTGTACGTGTCCAGGAGATATTCCGCCTCGTCGCGGGCGTTCTTCTCCATGCGCCGCAGCTTGATGATCGCCCGGACCGTCTTCACGTCGAAGCCATCCGACTTCACAAGGGCGTACCGGTCCTTGATGTCGTCCGCGATGTCGCGCTTGCCGGTTTCGAGGTTCTCGATCGCCTCGATATGCTGGCTCAGCAGCTCGGCGCTGATGTTGCCGTCGCTCACTTCGTTTCTCCCTTGGTGGTGAAGTCGTGGTCAGAGCCGACGAGGAACATGACCGTGTTGCAGGTCGGGCAGGTCTGGCCCTTGGGGTCCGCCGGCGCGCGAAAGCCGCACAGGCAGGCGTCCTCTGGCTTGGTGCTGGGTCTGGTCATGCCATCTCCGCGTAGTCGGAAGCGCGCTCCAGGCGCTTGCGGCACGGCGCGAGCCAGCGGAGGCGCGTGTTGCGGTCGTTCATCCAGACCAGCCACGCGTACGCCGTTGCGGTCGACCCCTCCGGCGCCAACCGCCCCTTATGCATCACCACGCGCTCGGCGAACTGCAGCACGTAGGAGGGCGGGTTCTCAGCGAACAAGCGCTCGTAGCGCCCAATCCCCTCCAGGAACGCGGCGCGGACGATGATGGCGACGCCTTGGCGGCTGGTCGCCAGCGCGCGCACGATGAATTCTTCCGCCAGCCGGAACGGCGGATTGGTGATCGTCCAGTCCACTGGCGAGGGGAGCGGGCCAAAGAGATAGTCTTCTACCGGAAAGCCCGCGCCGTAATCGAAGACATCAGCGGCAATGACGTCGGCGAAAGCCTCCCGCAGCGGCCGGACCATGTGTCCGCGATTGGCGGCTGGCTCGCGGCACGAGAACATGTCGAGCGGCTGGCTGGCGCTGAGCGTCAGCCATTCGCATAGCGCCCGCGTCGCCCAAGGCGGCGTCGGGAAATCGTCGAGCGAATCGTGCGGCTCGCTGCGCTGCTGCATCACGGCCGAAGAGCGGTTCTGGCTCATGCGCGCGCCCGCTGCTCGGCAACGTAGCGTTCGACCCAGCCGATGCGCTCTTCCGGGGTCGGCGCGAGGCGCTTCTGCCCGCGGATCCTCAGGCCGTGCTTCTTCCGCCAAGTGACGAACGTGTCGGGGCTGACGCCAAAGTGCTCCGCGCCTTTGGTGCAGCCAAACTTCGCGATCGCAGCGAGGATTTCCTCGCGCGACGGCATCGGCGTGGGCTTGTTGCCACGCATCGTTTTGCGTCCGATCCTCACGTTCCAGCGCGAGATCATCCCCGGTGTCTCGCCATAGTGATCAGCGAGCTGGTCGCGCGTCATCTCGGCTGCTCGCTTGGCGAAATCCCAGGGGATCGGCCGCGGCAGCCGACCGCTCGACCCCGCCTTGAAGCCGCGCCGCTCAACCTCCCGCACGGTGCCCACGTCGATCTTGAGGATGGCGGCGACGGTCTTCTTGTCGTGGACCGAGCGCAGGCGCTTGATCCGGTCGCAGACATCCTGGGATAGCAGCTTGCCCATCAGCCCAGCGTCTCCATCGCCGCGAACTTCTCGAGCCGCTTCCAGAGGTGGGCGACGTCGTCCGCTAGGTCCGCGTCGCGCAGGCAAAGCGCCTCGATGGTCCGCACCGCATGAATGACGGTGGTGTGATCCCGCTTGCCGAAGTGCCGCCCGATCTCGGGCAGCGAGCGAACCGTCAGCCGCTTCGCCAGATACATCCCGACCTGGCGCGGGCGGGCAACCTCGCGGGCGCGGCGGCCGGAGACGAGGTCATTCATCTGCAGGCCGTAGTGGCGGCAGACCGCATCGCGGATGGCCTTGATCGTCGGGCGCGGTGCCAGTTCAGGCACAGGCTCGTCACGGCGCAAATCTTCGTTCGCGAAAGCGAATGCCTCCGCGCCCTGGTGGACGGTCATAGTCTTCTCACTTCCCCCGGGACGGCCCCGCGCCGCCCGGAAACTCGTTATCCGTCCGCGACCGCGCTTTGGGCCTGGGCGATGAACTCGCGGGTGCGGCGCTTGAGGCGCGCAGTCTCCGCGTGATTGATGATGCCGTCGGCGCGAGCCTCGCAGATCTCACCGGCAAGCCCGCAGGCGCCCGCGGCGACCGCGTCCCAGTTGGTGTCCTCGGCTTCGATGTCGACCAGGCGGCATGCGCCCGGCTCCGAAAGCATGTTGATCGCCTCAGCCGGCAGGAAGCGCCGCAGCCGAAGGACGACGTGAAAGGGGATGGCGGCGCCCGCCGCATATTCGCGCAGCGACGATTCCGGGATGCCGGAGGCGCGAACCAGCGCCGCGCGCGTCGTGTAGAGCCCCTGCCCGACGAACATCGAGAACATGGCGACCTGCCGCTCCGCGACATCCCGCGCGAGTGAGCTTTCGTCAGACATGATGTCGCGCCCCCGAAACGATATTAGAACCGGCATGAGCGCAACCGCCCATATGCTTCATCGGACAGCCGAGACGGTCGCAGGACCGGGTGCAGGGGTGCGCGGGATCAAGCTCGCAGCCGGGGCAGCGCGCGACACGCAGCGGAACCCGCATCACGGCCGCGCCGATCGGCAGGTTGAGCCAGGGCTGGGAGACAGCGAGCGCGCTCATTCGGCTGCGCCCAAAGGTTCGGGGGTCGTGTTTGGGGCCACGACCCCCGCCTCAAGGTCGCCTTGGGGGGCACGACCGTGAGTGTTCGAGTTGCTTTGCGTACCCGCCGCCCATGCGCGCGCGCCGATGATCGCCAGCAAGGCGATGAAGGGCGCTGCGATCGCGAGTTGAGCGCCGTCGCTCATGCGGCCTGGGCCTGGGGCTTGTACGTCGCCATGAAGCGACGAACCTTAGCCTCCGTTTCGGGCCACACCCGGCGCGGGCGCTTGCCACTATCGCCGCGCAGGTCTCCGATGAAACGCCAATCGTTGACAGCATCCCGGCCGAACGTGCTTTCGGCCATGCCATGCGTTGCGATGAACGCTTCGATGTCGGCGAGCAATGGGTGAGCATCCATGCCGCTCTCGATACGCGGGGCATACCCCGCATGTCAACGCATTTTGCGGGGTACGTCCCGAGATTGCGGGATAGAACCCGCATGAGGCATAATAGCGCCGTGCCGACAGTAGATCTTGAAGCGCTCCAAGCGGCGATCCGCGAGGAGACAAAGCCGCTCGGGCCGTGGACGCAGCGGGGGCTTTCCCTTGCGGCTGGCGGCAAGGCTGACCTTGTGCGGGATATCATGCGCGGGGGAAACCGGAACCCGAGCGCCGATATACTGGTTGGACTGGCGCGCGCGATGAAGCGCGACTTGGCCGAGTTCGTTCGCGGCGAGCCGCTCAACACCGCTGCCCGCGCGGCCGGTAACAAGATCATCCTCACGGTGACCGGCGCTGTGGCGGCCGGGGTGTGGCTCGAGCAGACGGACTGGCCACCAGAGGAGCAGTACGAGGTGGAGGTTGCCCCGTTAGAGGGCGCAGAAGCCGGGCTGGAACGATTCCTGGTCGAGATGCGCGGCTATTCGATGGACAAGACCATCCCGCCTGGTTCTGTCCTCGATTGCGTCCGCGTGCCGTATAGCGACATCGTCCCGGAGCCCGGCGATCTGGTTATCGCCGAACGACACGTTCACAACCTCACCGAGATGACCTGCAAGCGCTTAGCCCGCGGGCCGGACGGCTGGGAGCTTCACGCTGAATCGACGAAGCCTGAATTCCAGGAGGTGATCAAGGTAGGAGACCCGGATCCATCGCTTCACGTCGACAACCCGATCGTGATCATCGGTATCGTCCTCGAAGCTCGGCAGATGCATAAACGCCGCAGATTGCGCTAGCGGGGCACACCCCGCATTTTGTGATTGACGCGGGACATATCCCGCATTAGGTCTGTCCTCGTTCAATACGGGGACGCATAATGGCGACAGCCGCAGCACAGGTTGGGATTTCACCGGGTTGGGTCGACTTCGTGGGGGGCTTTTGCCCCGTCGATCCGCATGCCCGGGTGCAGGTCCAGTTTCGCAGCGATCCGGATAGGACCTACGCTGAGCAGCTGAGCCGGCCGCAGGGTACCGCGGCCCACGCATACCGTTGGACGCTGACCGGCGGTCCCGGCGACATCGTCGCCTACCGGGTGGTGTTCTGATGAACGCCCCGGCCACGATCCCGACCCGTCGCCAGCTTGAGCGCGAAGCCATGCTCGACGCCCGCCTTGCCGCTGATATGCGGGAAGAGGCGGCTCTCGACTTCATCAGCAACGGCGCGCGTCGCGTGTTCCGCTGGGCCAATGTCTTCGGCTTCGTGGTGCTGCCGCTGATCTGCGCGGGCAGCATCTGGGTCATCGACACGTTGTGGCCGGTCCAATGACCCGGCGCCGCTGGCTCTCGATCCACGACCTACCCAAGGATGATCGGGTCAACCGCATCATAGAGGTGAAGGATTTCACCGGTCGGGAGGCTTTCGCCTACTGGACCGGGGCGATCTGGGGCAGGGCCCCCGTGCGCAAGAATGCGCGCGCCCTTGGCTGGCGCCCGGAATACTGGCGCGAGACGCTGGGACCGGAGGAATTCGCCCAGGTTCTCACGAAGGCGCAGCGCCGGGTGATGCTGTGTCTGCGGGATGCGACCTTCGGCAACTTCCAGTGGCCGGGCGCGCCCGATAGCTCGCTCGAATCCTGCCTGGCGCTTTGGCGCCGGGGCTACCTCGAAAGCAACGACATCGGCGGCATGGCTGCGTCGATCAGCGCCCGCACGCTCACCGTGCGCCTGAACGATCGCGGACGCGAGCTGCTGTTCCATGTCCAGAAAGGGCGGCAATGAAAGCCGAGACCGAACTGAAGCGGCTTCTGCCGCAGCGCGAGCGCCTGATGGCGCAGCTGGCCCAGGTCGACCGCCGCATCGGGGCCGCGGCGCTGACCTTCTCCAAGTCGCGGGGCTACATGTTCCCGCTGCGGCCGGAGCAGATCAAGCGCGAGCTGGAGGTGCAGCGCTGATGCTGGCCCTTCGTCCCGACACGCGCCCGCGCATCAAGAAGAGCCTGAAGGCGGAGCACAAGCTTCGCTGCGAGCCCTTCCTCAAGTTCCTGCGGGGCCGCCACTGCCGGCTCGCCGGTCACCGGCTGCACACCTGCTCCGGCAAGGTCCGGGCCTGTCACGTCGACTATGCGGGCGGGAAGGGGACGTCGATCAAGGTCAGCGACAAGTTCGCTATTCCGCTTTGCGACGGCGCCCATGCCGAACAGACGGACGTGCTCGGCTGGCCCGACTTCGAAGCGAAGTATGGGATCGACGCGAAGCAGGATTCGACCGTCTATTTCAGGGCGTGGCCCAGCCGGGCTGTCTGGCTCGCGGCGCATCCGGAGTTCGAAGCATGATCGGCCTCCCGGAATGCGGCCCGGGAGAAATGCTTCTGCCCGATCGCGGCGGCTACATCATCCCGTCCAATATCAACCCGTGGCGCGAGCTGCGCCGGCCGGATCGGCGCTACACGGATGCCCAGCTGCGGGTGATGCCGCTCTACCAGCTGGATCCGGCGACGTGCGACGACGTCGTCGTCCGCTCGAGCGTCAGCATGCAGGAATATAGCTGGCCTCTCGGTACCCGGGCCCCGGTCTACCTCCTGCCTTGCCCGATCATCAGCAGAAAAGGGGACGGGGCGAAATGCCTCGTCATCTCGCCCACGGGCCTGAAGAAGTGGGTCTACGCCGACGGCTCCATCACGAAGCGGCGCCAGGCGGATCCGGAGAAGGCGCCGCGGGGCCGCACGCACTGGAGGCGAGGATGACCCGCGCCCAGAACATGGCCCGCATCCGCCGCGCCCGCCTGAAGCTCACAATTCTATCGCTCAAGAGAAGGGAATGGGGACGTGGCGTACAAGCCTGACATTATGCTCTACCACGCCAACTGCGCCGATGGTTTCGGCGCGGCTTGGGCGGCTCGGACCAAGTGGGCTGATCTTGAATGCCTGCCCGTCTCCTACGGCGGCCCCGTTCCTGATGTCGCCGGAAAGCATGTCCTGATTGGCGATTTCAGCTTCAAGCGCGATGTGCTGCGCGAGATGGGCCGGAGCGCCAAGTCGATCATCATCCTCGACCATCACCAGACCGCGATGGACGATCTGCGCGAATGGATTGTCGATGACGTGGATGGCTCGTTCTGGGCTGGCGACAATCCCATGAAGGCGATCCGCGAGAATGACGAGCGCATCGGTCAGCCGATCGCGGCGCTGTTCGACATGGATCGTTCGGGCGCGCGCATGGTCTGGGACTTCTGCCACGACGGCGATGTGCCGCTGTTGCTCCAGCTGATCGAGGATCGCGACCTGTGGCGCTTCCGCTTCGATGAAACGAAGCCGTTCGCGCTGTGGCTGCGCGCCGAGCCGTTCGACTTCAATCGCTGGACGGATATCGCAGAGCTTCTGGACACCGCGCCCGATGCGATCATGGCCGAAGCGAATGCCATGCAGCGCTTCTATGACCAGAAGGTCGCGGAGATAGCCGGCCTGTCCCGGCCTATGAAGATCGGCGGATTTACTGTGCCCGCGTGCAACTGCCCGCCGATGTTCGCTTCAGATGTCGGTCACGCCTTGCTCGACAAGCACACCGATGCACCGTTCGTCGCCTGCTATTCGGACCAGGGTGATGCGCGCGGATTTAGCCTGCGGTCGCGCGATGATCGCGAGGACGTGTCGGCTATCGCGAAGAAGTATGGCGGCGGCGGTCATCGCAACGCTGCCGGTTTTGGGGTGCCCGCATGACCCCCGAATCCCCCTCCATCGCGGGGATAGTGGCGAAGCTGACGAAGGCTCGCCGCGAGATGATCCTCGCATTGCCTGCTGACGGTTCTTGGGGAGCGGTTCCCAGCCGCAGCGTCGCAAAGCGCGCGTGGTGGAGCATGATCCCCGGCCTGATCGACCACAAGCATTGCCCGGAAGATCGCAATGAATGGGCTCTGACAGAGGTTGGGATCGCCGTCCGCACAGCATTGCAGGAGCAGTCGAAATGAGCCGGGAGGAGCTTCTGGCGCTGGCGGCGAAGGTTGACGCCTGCACCGCCGCAGACAACGCGCTCGACGTGTTGGTCGATTGCGCGCTGTTCGAGCCGGGCCGTTTCGCAAAGGCGATCCGACCGAATGCGGCCGGGACCAAGATTATCGTCACGGACGCGCGAGGCGGCGAACTGACTTACCACGCATGGGACTGGACCATGGACAAGGAGAGCAGGACGGAAGCCGCCGCCTCCCTCCGTTCCAGGGCCGCTATGGGGGAGGGGTTGTGATGGCTGACCTCCGCGAGCAAATTCGGCGCGAGATCATCAACACCCCGGAAACTGCCGACTTCATGGCAGCGGTTCCGCTCGAAGCGGCGCATCAGCGCGAGCGTTGGGGCGTGGATCACGATGCGGGCAAGTCCCCCTTCGATTGGTTCTGGCTGATCGGCTACCTCGCGCAGAAAGCCGCCGACGCAGCGGTGCGCGGAGACACCGAAAAAGCTCTGCACCACACGATCAGCACCGCCGCCGCGCTGGCCAATTGGCACGCCGCTCTGACTGGCGCCGATACGAGAATGCGGCCCGGCACTCATCAGGACATCGCTGGAGGTGCAACCCAATGACCGAGAACCTCGACGATCTGCCGTTGGGGAAGCGGCTGCGCGAGCCCTTCACGTCCTTCGAACATGGCTTCCGGCCAATTGAGGCGCCGATGACCCACCCCAATAAGCCTGTGAGCCAGCGGGCGGAAGAGATTGCGATCAGCATCGCTGACGAGGCGTGGTCTGATAGCGGCCATTTCGATGATCTCAGCCCAGACCGGCAGCGCGAATGGGAGGCGGTTAAATCGTCCGCCGAGCAAGGGGCGTTGCGAGCATTCGCGATGTCATCGCCAGATCATGCTGATGAGTTTATGTCGGTCAGCATCACCCGTGATGGCGTCGTCACTTCGCACAATGCCTACGATGCCGACTTCGATCAGATGGTCGGGGCCACACAGAAGATAATCGAGGCGCTTCAACAGCGTTACGCCAATAGGCTAAAATGCCCTTTCGCCTCCGGAAAAGAACTGCGCAAGGCAGCCGAGGAAGCCGTTCTCACCCGCCCCGCCGAAACCCTAGAGGGGGAGGACGCGAGCGAGGTTGCCACGTACGACGAATTGGCCGCGACGATGCTGGTCCATGCGGAGGCAGGGCGCGGAATGCGGCTCGGCCCGAAAGGGCTCCGCACTGCCGCGCTGGCAATGAGGCTGGTCCGAGAAGAGGACGAGGGCATAAAGGTGCACGATAAGCTGGGTCGGGTCGTGTCCGAACTAGCCGATTGGAAAGACGTCTATCCGGACGCGGAAAGCGCACTGGAAGGTGTCACCGAAACCGTCAACGAGCTCTACGGATGTCTTGTTGATGGCGTGTTCGCCAAGGGGGTCGATAGTATCGAGACCCTTCCCGCCTCCACCCCCAGCCAGTCCGACGTGATCGAGAAATGCGGGGCTATGAGCGCAGCGCAAGGCGAACTCTACCACGCGGCATCCCAATTCGCGCTTAGGGAAACAACGGAATGCGCGCTCGGGATCGTCGCCACCAACGCCACGCAGGAACGGTGCGACCATTGCGATGACTGCGCGATGCCGTGCTTCAAGGTCCGCCGCCTACGTTCTGCGGTGAATGCTGTTGCGCGCCTACAAAATGAAGGCGCCACGGTTAGCCAACTCGCCTCCAAGGAAGGCCAGCGCCATGGATAAGGTTGAACGGGCGCGGGAGGCAGCAAAGTGCCCTGTATGTGTGGGCACCAGTCCCATGCCGCACGATTGGCGCGAACTGCTCTGTGAGAAGCACAATCGCCAGTATTTGGCATCCTATAACGTCCCCATCCCGGCAAGTGGGCTGATCGGAAGCGGGGTTAGTTCCCGCCCCGGTGATCACCGGTCCACTTGCTCGGATGGCGGCGCGGCATACCGTTGCTTCGCCGCCTCATGGCCGGTTGGCACCGACGAGGAAGACATAGACGAAGAGTGGGCCGCCGCTGATCAAGAGCGCGATCGCGCCCACCACAACCGCCGTTTTGCGCTCGCGATGATCAAGCTCGCGATTGCGAACCTGAGAAGGGGGAATAGCTGTGCTCGTTAAGGAGCTTCGGGACGCGCTCGCTGACATGCCGGGCGAGATGCACGTCTACCTTGTGAACGGTCACGGGGTTCGGTCGGCTGCGCACATCTTCCGCGGCAATCTGATCGGTTTCGATCAGTTCTGCGAACTGGCGTCAGCATTCGAGGATCATACGCCCAACGGGCAGGACACCAAGATCGAGCGCGAGACCGGCTTCAAGGACCGCGAAGAATTGATCGCCGCCTACAATGCTCTCCTCGCCGCCTACAAGGCTCTCCTCGCAACCGAAAGCCAGCCCGCATGAGCCCCCTTTCGCCGAGCGCGGTCGAACAGAGGCACCGGGACGCGGCTGACGCGTGGATGCGTGAGCGGTTCTTCGCGTGCGATCAGGCTGATTACGAAGCTCTCGCCAAAGCCTTCGCCCGTTTCGAGCGCGACCACATGGCCGCCCCATCCCCCAATCCAGAGGGATTGGAGAAGCGGGCGCGGGAAGAAGGCGGCGACGAAGGCTTTTATGCGAAGCCCGAGCATGGCTGGACCTGTTTTCACTGCGGGGAGACCTTTGCGACGGTCGGAGCGGCGCGCGACCATTTCGGCTTTGAGCCAAGCAGTGACCCCGCTTGTCGAATTAAGGTCGGTGCTGAACGCGGACTGATCATGGCCCTACGCAAGGCTGAGAAGGAGCTCGCTGATTACGTCCACCTGCTGCACGACGAGAACTTGGAGGCGTACCGGCTACTGGCCAGCGCGCGATCGCAGCATGGCGATCAACTCCAGACGGCCGAGGAACTAGGATACGAGCGCGGCCTAGCGGACGGGAGGGCCGAAGCCGCCGCTCTCTCTGTTCCCGAAGTGGCCCAGGGGGAGGCGGATGCGCTGATCGTCGGCCTTCGCGAGCGGATCGCGGGCGTGGTCGAATTTCAGGGGCACGGCTTCTGGACGACTTGTTCCGGCTGCTACGAGAGCGAGGACGGGTACCCGAACGGCTATTACCCGCACAGTGAAGTGCTTGGCTGCACGCTTGGCGCCGGGTGTAGCGAATGCGGCGGCATCGGAGCGGTGTGGGACGACATCGACTATGATGAAATGGCCCGCGAAATGTTGGCCGAAGATCGCGAGGCCGCAGCCATACGCTCCCTGGGCTCTAATCGTGGCGGGGAGGGGAAATGACAAACCTCGATGGAGTTGTGTCCGGCCTGACGGATGCACAGCGGCGCCTTCTGCTCGATGGCAAAGAGGGCTGGGACTTGGACCGCCGTGTCGCCCGAGCGCTTTGCGGGAAGGGCCTCATGGGCGTGGCTGGCTACGTGCTTGGTGAGACCGTCTACGCCCGCACCCACGAAGGCGAAGCGGTGCGTGAAATCCTACTCTCTTCCAAGGACCCCCACCATGTCCAACGATAGCCAGGGAATACGGAGCGTGCCGTGGCAGCCGACAGAAGCGATGTGGGGCGGTCTCGCGCGTCAGATCATGATGTGGCTGGACTTCGGTGACAAGCGCACCCCGCGCAGCCTGTTCCGCCATCTCGAAATGAGCGGCATGCCGATCCCGCAATGGCTCCGCGACGAGCCGGAAATGCAGGCGCTCGACCATGTGCCGAGCAAGGGCACCCGGTGCGCCATCATCTACAAGGCGATGCTTGAAGCTGCCCCATCCCAGGATCTTCCCAATGGCCGATAGAGTGGAATTGGCGATAGCCGAAGTGCTGAACCGCGCGGCAGACTTGATCAAGGCGCCGGGCGCTTGGACGCAGGGCACTTACGCCCGCGGGAAATCCGGAAAGCCCGTCGAAACCCGGCGCTCAGCGGTATGCTTCTGCCTGATCGGCGCCATAGACTATGTCGAAGGTTACGAACCTGGGCTCGAAGGTAATGTGCGGGCCCTTGATGCTGTCCGCGATGTGATACCGGATGATAAGTCGATCGCGGAATTCAATGACACCCCGGGGCGCACCCAAGCTGAGGCTGTCGCCACCTTGCGCGCCGCCGCCCTCCGCTCCCAAACGGTGGAGGATAGCCGTGGGTGATATGGACCTGGAAGGGCTGAAAAAGCTGCTGGCGGAGGCGACGCCGGGGCCTTGGGTTGGCGTGCCTGCCGACGATTACGCGATCGAGGCGGCGGCTTACCCGCCGGACTATCCTGGCCGCTTTCCTGAGGACGATACAGGCTTCTACCTCGCTATATTCGGCAACCATCCTGCCGACTATGGTGAGGCGAACCGGGACCTCGCTGTCGCCGCCGTCAACGCTCTCCCCGCCCTAATCGAGCGCGTAGAAAGGCTGGAAGACCTGCTTGGCCAGTTTGTCAGCGAGCTTACCGATTACGGCCGCAATCCGGACCGTATGCTGCACATCGACCACGACGCACTTAGCGAACTGGTCAAGCAGTCCCGCTCCGTCCTTTCCTCCACCTCTAGTCCTGACAATGGGGGTGCCTGACCATGGGTGAGCTTAGCTGCCCCAAGTGTAGCGAAATGCTGCACGTCGATGTCGCGGCCGCAGTCGGCAAGGATCAGAAGTTTAGCTATCGGGTCTACCCCGAAAGCAAAGGCATGATGCAGGCGAAGGTCATAGGCGGCCAGTTGGTCGCTATGGACGACCTTATGCGCGCCGTCGCCCGCCAAGACGGCGGCAAGGTGCGGACCTACATCGAAAAGATCACGACGCACGACGATGGATCGATCGAGTTCTTCCTCGTGGTCCTGTCTGTCGTCGCATGGGACGGAGGCAAGGGGAAGTTTGTCCCAAAGCGCATGCCTGCCAACCCGCCGTGCGATGCCCGCACTGACAATGGGGAGGGGTGATTATGGGCAAGGCAACCGACCAGGCGATACGCGACCTATTGGCGCTGCGGCTCAAGGCGACGGCGACGCTGCACACGCAGGCAGCGGCCGTGCTTAACGATCCGGGGCAAGCCGCTCTGCGCAAGATCTTTCTCGATGCCGCCAGTGTCATGGTCGAGGCGGCCAACGAACTCACGAAGGAGAAACCCGGTGCATAGCCTACCCGCGCCGCCGTTCACCGTGGAGACGCTTGCCGAGCGCTGGGGCTGCTCTGCCGGCGCCATCCGCAATCGGATCCGCAACGGCGAAATCCAGTGCTTCCGGATCGGCACGCTGATCCGCATCCCCGCCAACGAGGTCGAGAAGATCGAATGTCCGAATATAGTGTCCAGCGCTTCCGAGGCGGCTTCGCAATCGTCTGGTATGATGAGAGCGGCACCCGCCGCCGGCAGAAACTTGCCGCGAGCGATCGGGCAGGAGCGGAGGCGGAAGCACGCCAATCCTGGCGGCTAGGCGACACGTCACAGAAGACGTGCGGCTCAATCGTCACCGCCTACCACGCTGACCGCGAGGCGAATGGGATTCCGAGCCTCCAGCGCATGAAGGACGCTTGGAAGGCGATGCGCCCCTTCTGGGAAGGCGTCGCGCCCGAGGCGATCGACGAGGAGATGGCGAAGGCCTACGCTGCGCAGCGGCGCGCGGGCGATGCCACGATCCGCTACGAGCTTACGCACCTGGCGGTGGCGCTGCGTTGGGCTGACGCCAAGAAAATCATCGATCGCGCGCCGGTCATCTGGCGTCCCGCCGCGCCGGAGCGGCAAGAGCGACACCTTTCGCGCGACGACTTCAAGAAGCTGCTTGGCGGCACGGTAGCGCCGCACGCGCGGCTCTACATGCTACTCGGAATCTTCACTGCGGCGCGGCCGAGCGCGATCCTTGATCTAACATGGGATAGGATCGACTTCGAGCGGGGCACGGTCAACCTGAACCCTCCTGGGCGCAAGCAGACTGCGAAGCGCCGGCCGGTGGTCGCATTGAACGACCAGGCCATCGAGGCTCTGAAGCTGGCCTATGAGGCGCGGCAATGCGCCTACGTCATCGAGCGCGGCGCCAAGAAGGTCGCGAACATCAAAAAGGCCTTCCAAGCCGCCAGCGAGCGCAGCGGGGTCCGCGCGACTCCATACACCCTTCGCCACACCGCCGCGGTGTGGATGGCGGAGGCTGGCGTCCCGATGTCACAGATCGCGCAGTTCATGGGGCACGACGACAGCGCGACCACGGAAAAGCACTACGCCCGGTATAGCCCGGGCTTCCTCAAAGGGGCGGCGAATGCGTTGCGGATCGAATAG